CTCAGCGAGCACATACGCCGCTTCCTGCTCGTCGCGAGCACGCACCGACACGCTCGTCGCCTCGTTCGCCGGGTAGGTGACGACGGAGACGTCACCGCCTTGCAGGTTCGCCTCGCGGATCGTGCGGTCAGGCATGTCGCCGGAGTAGTCCCACACGTCACCGTCAGCGGGGACGCGGAACGCGAACGACATCTGGTCGAGGTCGCCGCGACGCATCTTCGGCAGCAGCCGCTGCACGTCCGGGTCGCTCGGGTCGAGTTGTGCCCGTACCTGCAGGCCGCGCGAGTCGGTGGACAGGTGCAACGTGCCTGACTTGGTCCGGGCAAGCGGCTGGCCTTCATGGTCGACCAATAGCCGCACGTCGGGGTTGCCCTGCAGTGTCCGCTTGAAGGCGTCCGGGTGGATACGCTCGCGGAAGAACCCGACCTGGTAGGGATCGTTGAACGTCGAGGCGTAGCCGGTGAGAACCGGCGCATCGGACTCTTCCCGCAGCTCGATCGCCGCAGTCAGGGTCCGCTGCTCATACGGCCGCTCAGGCATGTCGAACCACTCCCAGCTTCGGCGGTGCCGGCGGCGTGCCGACCTCAGGTGTGTCGTCGGATGTCATGGGGGTGCCAGGGTTCGGAAGCGCCTTCGGCATCCCGGTCGGCGTGACGGTCAGCGGGACGAGTTCGAGTTCGGCCTTCTCGTCGTCGGTGAGCGGCGGCTGCGCCATCTCGGTGAGGATGCGAGACGGCGGCAGCACCTTGCCCGCGACGTAGGTGACGCGCACCTTCGCCTGAGTCTCCGCGTCGGTACGCAGCAGCGCCGAGGTGTCGAACTGGACGTACTGCGGTTGCGGGAGCAGCGGGAAGAACGCATCCTCGATCCGGCGCATCCACATCGACACGCCGTAGGTGAGGAAGTCCAGCGACCGCTGCTCGACGTTCGAGTAGGTCATCGACGAGCCGACCTTGCCGCCGACCATTTCCGCTGGAACGCCGAAGATCCGCGCGATTTCCGAGATATTCGCGCCTTGGGTCTCCAAAAACTGCGATTCGTCAGGCCGGACCGAAATCTGCTTGTACTCCACGCCTGACCCGAGCGCTACCGGTTCGCGGTTGCGCGTCGCGGCCGCCAAACGCTCTTTCAGCGTCCGAGCCTGCTCCTGCGTGATGTCCATCGTCGACTGCAGGACGGCCTTCGGAACACCGCCGCCGTCGAAGAAGTCCTGCGCGAACTTCCGCGACGACAAGTCCACCCCGATAGCCGCCGCCGCGTACTGGATCGGCGACAGACCGACCTTCTGGCCCGGCAGCGTCATCGCCCGCACATGCCACATGTCCGCAGTCCGGTCGGTGCGCTGCGGCCCGACGAGATAGGTCACTCGGCCGGTGTCCCGGTCGACGTTCACGTCGACGTTGTCCGGGTTCAACAGCAGGATCTGCGTCGGGTAATTGAGCTGGTTACGCGACGTGATGAGCCCGTAGGCGTTGCCGCGAAGCAGCAGCGACACCATGAGCATGTGCAGCCACTCGGACTGCGTCATGTCCGACGTCGGGTTGCTCACCAGCGGCGGGTCGGTGATCCGCTGCGGCACGCCCTCCGAACGCCGGAACGTCTGCAACGGCTGGATCGCCACCGCGTTCGCCAGCAGCTGCACACACGCCCACACGGTCGGCACGATGAGCGCCGAGTCGGGTTGGTTCTGCACCGATGGCTGCCCGTAGACCGGCGCACCCAAGTACGGCGGGATCGGCGGCTCAGGAGCCCACTGGCGGCGCTCCCGCTGACCGAAGATCGCGCCCATGCGTGTCCCTCCGGTCAGGTACGGATGTCGATGAGCAGCAAGCCGCCAGCAGCCACGAGGCCGTAGCCGAGACCGAAGTTCAGCCCGACGCCAGCACCAACCGAGCCGATCGCGGCGAGCCCTGCGAGAGCGACGAGACGGCTGCGGACGGCTACCAGACCGCGTTCAAGATGTCGCCGGAGTGCTGACGTGTCGTCCACCCCCACAAAGCGTTCGTTACGGCCACGAGCGGTGTGATGTCGACGTCGTCGGACTTTCGGTCCCACAGCAGCGCATCGCCGACCCGGCGAGTCGATGCGCCTTTCAGTGCCACGTTCAGCTCTGTCTGGTCCAGATGCCGTACCGATGCGGAGTCGACGGTCGCCTCGTAGAACTGACCGAACGCTTCTTTCGCCTCGGCTGTGTTCATTTCGATCACCGGGACGCCAGCAGCGGTGATCGCAGAGACGAGTGCTCTTGCCGACCCTGCGATGTCGACCGCCACGCCGTAGGTCGGATGCATGGCCACGAGCTCGGCGAGCCTAGGTGCGATCCATGCCGTACCGGGACGGTCGTCGATGACCTGCACCTGACTGTGCCCATCAGGCCGCTTCCCAGCGACGGCGATTGATGCGCGGGACAGGTCCGGCCGCACATCCACGGCGAACGCGACCTTGCCTTGTGGTCGTGGCGGCTCGGTGGAGCGGTCGGCGATTGCTTCCCACGCGGGTTTCGGGATCACCCAGTCGTCGCGGGCCTCATCCCATGCGCCCAGGTGCTCGCGGGCGAAGTCCTCGATCGTCAGGTTCGCGAAGTCGTCCTCGAGGGCTTCCATCGTGGCTCTGCCGGGGTTGACGGCACGCCACACGGCGCGGTCGGTGAAGTCCGCCGATGAGTCGACGCCCCACTCGAAGTAGGCCAACCCGCGGTCACCCGCGCGGCCACGCTTCACGAGCCGCCACAACGCGTCCGAGTCAGGAAACCCAGCCGAAGACGTGAACCACGTCTGCGGG